GACGATGCACAAGAAACTTTCACAGCACGTTACACTAACGAAACAATCGCATTAGCGTTTGCAATCACAGAAGAAGCTATCGAAGATAACTTGTATGACAGACTTGCGTCTAGATATACAAAAGCGTTAGCAAGATCTATGGCAAACACTAAGCAAGTTAAAGCAGCAGCTGTATTGAACAATGGTTTCAATGCAAACTTTGCTGGTGGTGACGGAGTAGCATTATTTGCTACGAATCACCCAACTATTGCTGGAACTTTCAGTAATGAGTTAGCAGTTGCTTCTGACTTAAACGAAACTTCATTAGAACAAGCTTTGATTGACATCGCAGCTATGACTGATGAAAGAGGCCTAAAAATTGCGTCTAGAGGAATGAAATTAATTATTCCTTCAGCACTTCAATTTACTGCTGACAGACTTATGAAGTCTGAAGGTAGAACAGGTACTGCAGATAATGACATTAATGCAGTTAGAAATATGGGAATGATTCCTGAAGGTTACACAGTTAACCACTTTTTAACTTCTAATAAAAAATGGTTCATTAAAACTGATGTTCCTAATGGTCTTAAACATTTCGTTAGATCACCTATCAAAACTTCTATGGAAGGCGACTTTGATACTGGTAACGTTAGATACAAAGCTAGAGAAAGATATGTATTTGGATTCTCTGATCCAAGAGGCATATTCGGATCTGACATTTAATAATTAATATTTTAGGGGCCGCCTTAAAACGGCCCCTTTATTACATATAAAGGTGTGTAAATGAAAAAGACTCTCATAAATATCTGGGCTTACGATCATCATGCAGTATTTACTATTGAACATGTTGAAGATACGGCTGAAAGTGTTGAAAAAGCAATACTTGACAAGCTAGGAGAAAAGAGTATAAAATGGGAGTATCTCGGAAACAACTATAATAACGAGATAAATCGAATAACTTATGAGGAGGTTATTGATGATACAAGACCTATACAAACAAAAAAGGTCCTTGGAGTTGAAGTGGCAACAGGAGCATCTAGATAATAATAGATATACTCTTGAGATGGTTAAGATTGATGACAAAGTAAAAAGAGTCATTACTGACATCAAGCTGGAAGAAGCAGCTATTGCACATAGACAAAATCAAATTGATGATGTCGCTCCACAAGTTTCTGTAGCTACTTAATCAAAAGCTACATCGTTGGAAAACACTCTCCACACTACAGGATCTCTTGCACTCTACTAAAAAGTGTTGTATAAAAAGCACACTATACATTAATACAAACAGTAAATATAAACGCGTATAGGCGATATACCCTAGGTAATTATATTTACGTATTCTAGGAGGAATATAATATGGCAAATACTACATTTACAGGAAATGTAAGAGAAAACGGAGACGGCAAAAGAAGTTCAGTTGCTGGCTCTATGGAAGTATGTGCACAATTTCACATCGCTGATTTTCAAACAGCGGGCGTTAGAAGTGCTACAAAATCTTCAACTAACTTAACAGACGTTTTAATACCGGCAAACGCTTTAATATCTAAAGTACAAGTAACTTGCACAAATGCAGGCGCAGCTAATACTTTTGATTTAGGTTTAGTAAACGTTCCATCTTCTGGCGCAGGAGTTTTAGATCCTGATGCTTTAGTAGACGGTGGTGCAACTACTGACGCTGCAATCGGAACATACTTCCCAGGGTTTTCATTCCCAGGTGCAAGTGGTGCAGCTAACAATAAACAAGGCGTATCAGTTGGTGCAATTTTTAGTGCTACAGATCAAGCTAAAATACAAATCACAGGATCAGGTGCTGGTGGCGCAGGTTCTGCTGAAGGTTATATTTGGTATCACGTTATTGATGATGGTGCTGAATCAGCATAATTAATTAATTAAGTGTGGGCTTCGGCCCACACACAATTTAACAGGAGAAAAATATGTCAGGCGGCGGATCATTTTCAAGCGACCAAACAACCTTAAACTTAGCTACAATTGGAGCTGATACTTTAGCAAGAGCAGGTAGAGCTAGAATTACTTCTATTCAAGCAAAAGGAATAGCAAGTTCTACATTACTTTTATATAACGTAGCAACATCCGGAGCAGCTGCAGCAGGTAATTTAGTAGCTACTTATAATTTTGGAACAGAAGGACTAGAAGTTTATGTACCAGGTTCTGGAATTCTTTTTGATGAAGGAATTGTATATAACTTAGCAGGTTCAGGTGGAAGTGTTACAGTAACAATAACTGGCGGATAAGGTTTATACATGGCGACTATTACTTATACAGTTACGGTTGCAACTGGAACGAACCAGTATAGTGCTAATGCAAATAAGTTCTATATTAACGGAGAAGTTAGTCCGGTTCTAGAATTGCAAGAAGGCAATACTTACATTTTTGATCAATCAGATTCTACAAATGCAGGTGGTGGCGGACATCCTTTAAGATTTTCAGCAACAGCAAACGGAACTTGGGGAACAGCGCCAGGTGGTGGTGCAGGAGTAGCATATACTACAGGTGTAACAACTTCTGGAACTCCAGGAAATGCTGGTGCCTATACTCAAATTGTTGTCGCTCCAGTACAAACTGTAGGCGCTCCGGTTTTATTTTATTATTGTTCTAATCATTCCGGTATGGGTAATACTGCCCTTACAACTCCTCCAACTTCAGGTGAAACATTTTTTAATCCATCTATGGATGAAATTATTGAAGAAGCTTTTGAAAGAACAAATATGAGAGGAACTAGAACAGGTTATCAATTAAGATCTGCAAGAAGATCATTAAATATTATGTTTTCAGAATGGGCCAATAGAGGCATTCATTTATGGAAAATAAAATTAGCTAAAATACCTTTAATACAAGGTCAAGCAGAATATAGTTTTGCAACAGACTCAGTTAACTTTCCAAATGATTTAGATGAAGTATTAGAAGCTTACTATAGAAATAATTCTACTCCAACTGCACCACAAGATGTTGCACTTACAAAAATAGATAGATCACAATATTCACAAACACCTAATAAATTAACACAAGGTACACCTTCACAATACTATGCACAAAGAAAATTAAANCCAAGTATATTTTTATATGCAACACCTAGTNCTAGTNTATCAAGTACAACTACACCAAGTAGTTTTCAATTTTGTTTTTATTATATGGCAAGAATTCAAGATGCAGGTGCATATACAAATACAGCAGATGTTGTAAATAGATTTTATCCATGCATGATGTCAGGTCTTGCTTATTACTTAAGTTTAAAATTTGATCCTGAAAGAACACAGTCATTAGAAAGAACTTATGAAAGTGAAATGTTAAGAGCACTTGATGCAGACAATCAAGGTACATCTAGTTTCATATCACCACAAACATTTTATGGGGATGGTGTATAATGGGTGGTTACGCACGAGGAAAAAATGCTTTAGCAATTTCTGATAGATCAGGAATGAGATTTCCATATTCTGAAATGATGAGAGAATGGAATGGTTCGTTAGTTCATTACTCAGAGTTTGAAGCAAAACAACCACAGCTTTCTCCAAAACCTGTAGGTTCAGATCCACAAGCTTTATACAATCCAAGACCACAAAGATCATCTACAGCTGTTTTAATTTTATTAGACAACAATCCGTTTACAAGTATTATTTATAGTGGGACAACTTATGTAAATGTTTATTCAGAAGATCATCAAAGAAAAGCAGGAGACGTCGTAAGATTAAGAGGAGCACCAGAAGTAACAACTGCAGGAACAGGTGGAGCTGACGCTTATAATTTGCAACAGTTTGCAAACATACCTACATTTGATAATGTAAGTGATTTAAATAATGCAAATGGTTTTACAATTGCATTAGGACAAATAGATTCTTCAGGAAATGTTACAGGAGATACAACAACTGATCCTTTAACAAATCCAGTAAGTTATTTTTACATAACTAGCACTAGCAATGCAACAACAGGTAATATACAAGGAGGAGGTCCAGCTTGTTCTGCAGGACCCGTAACATTAAAGGCATTATAATATGGCATACACATTAGCAAATTTAGAAAATGATATTAGAAACTACACAGAAGTAGATAGCACTGTATTTAGTTCTGCTATTCTTAATCCTATTATTAAAAATGCAGAAAACAAAATTTATAGAGAAGTAGATTCTGATGAAGAAAGACATTATGCAACATCAAATGCTATTATTGGAAACAGATATGTAACTATTCCTGCTGATTTAAGATTTATTAGATACGTTCAACTAACTAATACTCAGGGAGATCAATTTTATTTAGAGCAAAGAGACACTAGTTTTATGGCTGAATACTATGCAACACCTAGTACACAAGCTGTAGGAATACCAAGATATTATGGTAACTGGGATACAGAATTTTGGGTAATTGCTCCAACACCTGATAAAACTTATGAAATTACTCTAGCTTACAATAAAGAGCCTCTTAGTATTACAGATACAACATCTACACCGGCTCCAGCTACAAATGGAACTTATTTGTCAAACAAATATCAAGATTTACTTTTGTATGGTTGTCTGGTAAATGCATATGGATACTTGAAAGGACCTCAAGATATGATACAAT